CGCTTATCTAACCTTACACTGTCCGCATCGACACGTCGGGGTTGCTCTCCGCGCCACCACTCTGTGAGTGGCCCTGTCGTACGAGTTGTGCCATCCGGTTTGGTGCTCCAAGACCGCAAATCTGGCAACTTCCCCGCAATCGCCTCTGAGACTTTCCTTACCGGTGCAACAGCATTGGAGAGAATCTCCTGCCAACTTGCAGACCCTACCTCCGGGTCATGCAGCCTCCCACCGAGTTCACGGTATGTGTTGAGCACATTTTGCGCATACGCGTTAGTCTTTTCTCCCCAGTTCTTCTCATCCAGGCCCCCGTGATACATTTTGAGCGCTCGCGTGAAATCACCTTTCGAGCGCCCAAAATTATCCGCAAAGAGCCTTACTCCCGCATCAATGTTGGTCGCAGGGTCCAATAGGGCCGTTGTGTTCAACTCCCCATTTGCGCCTTGCAAAATGGGGACCCCAAGCCTCCGCGCAGTCTCCGGCATAAGCTGCATGAGTCCATGTGCGCGGCCTTGGCCAGGAACCTCCGGCCCAATGGCATTAGGATTGCCACCGCTCTCACGCGCAATAATCGCCCGAATAATATACGGGTCAACCCCGTATTTCTTCGCGGCGTTGTCGATGAGAATGTCAATGTCTACCTGGGGCTTCCCAAACGTGACACCCTGAGCACGCGGCACATCCTTCGGTGCATCCTTTGGAGCCTCCTGCGGTTCATCAAAAACCGGCTTGCCAAACGTCGCCATTATCTACCTCCTGGCAACACGCTATACGTATTACCATCTTGCCCAGTCCCTCGACGAATAATAATCTTTTGCCCATTGCTAAGCGTTGCCTCCACGCGAGACCCACGCGGGATCATGCTCAACTGCACAAGCGAGATTTCCTCTGGAATCTTATCATCCCGCTTAAGTGGGGCTTCTACGAAATTCTGCTGTTCTCCAGGCCCTGTCCGCATGGGCTTGACCCAGCCTTGCGCTTCCGCATACTTTGTCCAGTCGGTGTCCAACTGCCGCAGCGGCTTGCCAGGGTTTTCCTCTCGCCACTTAGTCTTGAAGTCCTGCTCTGCTTTGAGAAACTCATATTGAAAGGTGTAGAAATCAAACAACTCCCGCACCGCCTTCGCATCCATCTTGATATTTGGGTTGGATGCGTAATTTTGGAAAATCTCCTGCCCAGTCCATTGCGTACCGGCAGGCATATTTTGCTTAAGCTGCGTAAGCGCCTGCGTCCAAGAAGATTTGATAAACTGCTGCGCAGCACTTACTGCATCTGGATCCGCACCCCCTTGGATTTTACGAGAAAGCTCTCGCGCACTTTCTCCCCCAATCGCGAGCACCATAGAAGCAAGATCCGTCTTGATCTCAGAAAATCTCCCAGTCCCCGCACGTTCCAGCAGGTCCCGCATCTTGGCAATTTCTTGCATGTTGCGTTGCGCACCAAGAATTTGCTCTCGAACATTGTTCATGCGCTCGGCATATTGCTTGGGTGCCTGCTGCAGGTCCATGGCAGTTTCCGCCGTAGGCCCAAGCGCGCGATCTTGAGTCTGCACCGCAGGCCCCTCCGGGCGCCCAACGCCATCATACATGGGCGCAACTTCTTCCCGAGGCCGTGCAACCCTCTGCCCAGTATTGGGATCTTCCGCAGGCACCAGCGCGCTACGCTCTGCCGGAGTGTTCGTCTTAGGCAAAGCCCCAACAACACGAGGCACCGCCCCCGGCGTGCGTGGAGTCTGCACAATGTCAATTTTTCCGCCTTCGTCCACCACCTGCGGCGTCGGCGCTACAATATTCATTACCTCCGCAAACGGCTGCATCTGCATATGCCGCTGCTGAATCCATTGCGCAAGTTCTTTCCCCCCTGCCGGGGCAGAGGAAATTTCTTTCAAAATGCTCGTGTAGAACTTCTTATCTCCTGGCATTTCCTGCACAAGCCGAGAACCCAGGTCCAAAAGATCCGCCTTGGTCACATTGTCACCTAGAGCGAGCAAGCCTGCAAGGCCCCCGGAAAGCATAGAAAATCTCTGCCGCGCGGAAGCCATTTCCGCCTGTTGCAGTTCTTCTTCCTGCTTCCGCCGAGTAAATGCCTGCCCACGGATGTTGAGGGCATCCCAGGAAGTCCGCGGATTCTGCGCAACAGCAACAAGAAACGCCTCATGATCAAACGAGCCATCCGGGCGCGTAAATTGCTGCGCCATTTGGCCCTGCGCTTCCTGACTTTCCCTCTGCATCTTAAACAAAAGATTTTCATTATGCAGCTTCCGCAGACTCTCAAGCTTCCCAAGGAATTCCTGCGGAGAAGGAAAGATCTCGTTGTTGACTTGGAGCGAAATGTTGGGATCAATGGGCATGACTTGGGCTCCTTACGAAGTCGCGCCGGGCATAGGCTGGCGACCTCGAAGTAAATCTGCAGCATTTTGCTTGAACAAATCCGGCGCCGCGTAATAGAGCATGCCGTACTGCGAAAGCGGGCGAAACAGACCGTTCCAAGCATTTGCCTGCCCAACATCACCCGAGGCTTGCGCTTTTGCGGCATCAGTGAATAGATTGTTTACCATGCCTTGCGTATTCATTGTCCCAGTCGCCAACGCCTGCCCGGTTGCCGCCCCGGTCTGCAACTGCGGAAACAGCATATTAAATGCCTGCTGCTTCTGCCGCATGTCAGCTTCTAGCTGCTGCATATACGTATTCTGCGCAAGCCCCGTGACATAGCGCGCGGCCCCGCGTTCTGCCGCGCCCGAGCGTCCAAGTCCCTTCGCAGCGAAACTATTTTGCACCGCGCGGAGGCCCTGGTCGCGAGTGAACTGATACCCAGGAGTGGATTCCAAATCCGCAGGGGTGAAGAACTTCGTATACGGCGCGAGCAGAGGGTTCCCGCCCGGCCCGGTCCCGGTGACATTCTGCACCGCGCTTTGCGCACCATAACCGCCCTGCAAGAACGGCAGCAAATCCGCCCGCGCCTGCTCCCAACGTGCCTGCGTTTGCGCTGCTGCAGCCCGCGCAGCATCACTCTGCGTGTCCGCGGCACTCTGCGCCGCGTTTGCGCCAAATAGCGCAGAAATGCCGCCAAGTGCCAGTGACCCAAGACCCAAAGCTTCCATGTCACAGCCTCTTTACAAACGACATTTCTTCGAGTTGAAAGCCCTCTCTTGAGAGCAATGCAGTAAGTGGTTTCTTCGCCTTTGAGCCAACGAACCAAAAATTTACCCCGCGCGCAAGGAGAATCTCTTCCACTTTCTTATGAAGTGCTTTCCACGCCACACGAGAGCGAAACTCTTTCCGCACAAACACGAGGTCAGTATGCGCTACACGTTTTCCCATAGAATGTAAAAATGGACTCACTACCAGGGTCCAATACCCCACAATACGGCCACCACTGCGCAACACAACCACAATGAAATCCCCACTCCGCGCGAGAGCCTCATACGCACGGTAATTCATTACGCAATCATCCGCGAGGCCAACCTCTTGATGATGGAACGGAAAGAGTTGACTCAACTCCCCCACCACATCACCCCATCTCACGGCATCGGCGCGAAGTTCATCACCAGCACGCATGTGCTCTCCGGACCAAAAATTTCCACTCCTTCCGCACCAGCCGAGAACACTACCCCACCAGCAGGAACGGGGAGTTCCTCCCCACTCGTGCGCAGACCGCAGGGCGTAATCGCGAGAAACACATAACCCTGCGTGGCATCAGAGAGCCCCACCACTTTCATGGGTCTTGCGAGAAAGACACTCTGCAACACCCCACATTCCACCCTCCGCATGATATCCAGCAAAATGTTGCGAAGCTGCGGGAACGCAAAATACTCCCCAGTCCAGTCCCCTGTTGCAAAAAGCTCACAAAAAGACTTTTCCCCAAAAACACTGCCTAACCGCTCCACCGCCATGGCGAGTGGCACCACATCAACTCCATCACCAATCCGAACAAATCGACTCATACGTTATTATACCCTGACATAAAGAAGTTCACTACGTTGGCGGCATCTGCGAGGCCCTGAATGGTATCCCCCGGATTAAGCACCATACCCGCAAGCACAGGAATCACAAGCTCCTGTCCATTCAGCACACGCCCGGCATTTGAGCTAAGAATGAGATTGGAAGTCCCCGGCGACCCACCCGAGACCACTCGATAGAGCGTAATCTGCCGCGGAACAGTGTCTGTGTTATACACCGCCGCGCGAAGCACCTGCCCTTTGCTGTTGACCGGCTGCGTGTAGAGCACTGTCGCACTCGCGGTCAACTGCGTGACCGGGGTCATCACAACAAGATCTTGTGCCATTTTATCTTGCCCTTTGCAGGAAGTTCATTGTGGGGAGGACCGTATAGGTCACTCGGATGGAGTCAGTTCGTTCCAGAGGAAAGACACCAGAGGTAAGCCCAGTGCCAAGCCATGTCGTTCCGTCATCACGGGATATCGCAATGGCACTTACTGTTCCGCCACTCACAATACATGCCCCGGCAACACTTGGGACATAAACATATGGCGAGGCACCTACAGTGATGGCGTCAACCGGGGCAGGCTGCGAGAGCCCATCCAACAGCAACAATGCAGAAACACTCGACTTTTGCGCCAAATCCATGGCAAAGAATTGCGGAGCAGCTTCTACCACATCTCCAGGAAACACAAAAGACGCTTGCGCGCTTGCCTCTGACTCTAGCACCAATGACGCTTGTGCCCCTGCGTTTTCCACATCCTGCTGCGTCAGCAAACTCATCAACAACGTCAACGGTTCTGTCGGCACTGGCGTAACACGCCCTTTTGTTCCGCCAGTTCGCGCCGCAAGCGCAGTAAAGAACCTATACCAGCCAGGTGTAACCCGCCCTTGTTCATCCACTAACGGCGCCGTCGGAATCGGATACGCCCCAAGAGTATTAAGCCCCCGTACTCCACTCATGTTTTCATCATCCGCAGATCAACCCATGCGCCGTTCAGCGCGGTCTTGCAGGGAGCCGTCCAAGAGAGTTCCCACACACGGTCCCTCGCGTAGCCGAGGCGTTTCCAACTTGGACTCACAAGATACTGCCCCGCAGAGCCAAGGCTTTGCACAAGAGTTACATCCCAGGATTGTCCACGGGAGTTACTCCACCGCAGCATAATTTTTGGCCCAGGTACTCCAACAGTATAATTATCTAGGAGAATGCCAAAGTCATCTGCGCCATCATCCCCAAGAAGTTGCCCTTCTTCCACCGGATCATCATAATCCAACAATGCTTCTGTCTGCTGAGGGTCAAACTCGATCGAAGTTTCCGACATCGTCCCGGTTTCAATATCCGCAGTAAATTTGTCGAACTTAATGCGTTTGCCCTCAAGCGAGACTACTTGCTGCCCAATACGAATTTCTCTCAAATGCGGAAAGCTGCGCACTCGCACAATGGCCGCCCCTGCGTCGGTGAAAATCTCACTTGACATTTCATACACTGCCCCGGTCTCCCAGTCCATGCCCCAGAGAGTGCCATAGGTCCAGGCAGCGCTCATGACGCGATGGCGGCGGAGATGCCCGTCAGAGTCCATCCAGGCACGTTCATGCCAAAGTGTGGTGGCCTCATCATAGACCCAAGTTTTATCCGCAGAAGGAAATGTTATGACATAGAAAATGTGGCCATTTTCCTGATACGTATATGCAATGGCATCTTCCAGCGTCGCATATTGCTGAATGGCATACTCGATGGCGTGCGTGCTGACACGCTCTACCGCATAGCCCTTCCCTCGGACAACAATGCCTCCGCCCTGAGGATTTTGGCTGAGCCAAAACACACTCACATCTGCCGTGGCAATGCTATTAGGCGCAATGCAGCCATATTGCACAAACGCCCCAGGAATGATCTGGAATGGGAAGTCCTGGTCTGCTGCTGTGGTCCAAAGTTCTGTCGTCTTTGTGCCAATCAGCCAAAGCTCTCGATGCACCGTCACAGGCGCCACAAGGTGATCCGGCTGGGAGGTTTTTTCCGCCCAAGGTTGTCCCTCAGAGCTAAATTGCAGAGAGGAACTTTCTGTGACAATAAATCTTCGAGTCCCAGGAGTGTTAAACACCGTGAAGGTGTCAAGATATGCCCCGAGGGTGGCGCCCTCAAAATACCCCGTAGGGTCAACGTATGTCGCCCAAGCCTTAGTGCTTAAATTAACTGTCCAGGCCCCTGTTGGTGTTCCATCAAACACCAGCATATTCACCCCATTATCCACAAACTTCATTGGAGTCTGCAAATTCGGCACAGTCGCAAGCACATTCACCGCACCGCTTCCACTCCACCACCAGACAGTGGTGCCGCTACAGCCATAGAGTATACCATCGCTCGCAACGTAAAGGCCACGCCCCACACCGTAGCCTGCAAGTTCTTGCCGCAGCCCTGGCGTCGGATAATGCGTGATCAGCGTAGGAGAATCAATCGGATTTCTTTCTGGATACAAATTAACACAGCGTTGCGCATTGGCAATTACGCCCTGCGCGGCATACGCCCCACCAAGCAGCGGCCAGCGCGCCATGTTACCTCCAAAGTCCAATCATAGCGTCAAAGTAACCTCGCTTGGGAATGCCAGCGGGCATACGCAAACGGCGCAACTGATTATTCACTCGCTTGAGTGCCCGCAGGCTATTTGCCGCCTCTGCCGCAATAATCGGATTCACCCCTTGCTCCCCCGTCATCGGCGCAATACGCTTCGCAAGGTTCCAGTTCATTGCGCTTTCATACATCGGGGGCAGCGAGATGGTCTCATACAACGAGGTAAACCCGCTAAGCACCATCTTAAACAAAAACTTTAACTCGTATTGCCCCGCCTGCGGCACAGGCCAAACGTAGATGGTCCCCAAGGGCCAACCAGTATCCAGAAACACCACTCGCGGCGGAGCGGAAATATTCTTCACTGAGATCGTCTGATAGTCCTCAAACGCTCGGATCACATCCATGGGCACATCTGTCGGATACCCACCAGCAGGATTAATCCTGTAAACCGCGGAGTCCAATTCATTCGGCCTTACCGCGAAATCAATATCGCCCCCAGGGCCAATGGTATAAGTCCGGCTCCCCGTTGCCATGATGGTCCGCTCAACAAGGTGATAAACCATCACCTTGCTTTGCGACCACTCCGAAATCATCCAGTTAAGTTTCTGAAAAACATCGTTCACATCTTCAGCCGTAGGTGTTTCCCCCTGAGACAAAAATCCAGCATCTTTCATACTTTGCTTGATAATATCCAGGGGGGTCGTCATCTCACACCGCCACTACAGCACGCTGCGCTTCACCAGGAGTCGTGAACCATTCACCCTCCAACGCGGCCTCTTCCGTCTCTGAGTTCACCACAACGGACTTTCCGCCCTTACGATAAAGCATCTTGGGGTATTCTCGAAACACGTAACTTTCAAACTCCAGCCGATCGAAAATCGTAGGCTTCCGCGCCATTGTTAGCTCCTAAAGTTTAGGGGAGGGATTTCTCCCTCCCCGCAGGTGTTAGATGGTATCCGGCACGATGCAGGCCCATTCCGGGCGAACCCACAGATACCCATAGAGGATATCCAGACGAGTCAGCCACTGGTCCGTCGAGCCATTGTAGAACGTAATCATCCGCATGGAAAGTCCGTCAAAAGACTCCCGCGCAGCCTCCTGCACACCACGAGTCGGCAGTTCCAGGTCCGCCGTCGCCATGGTAACAGCCTCCGGGCAGAACACAAAGTTCTTCCGGAATTCAGTGCTTGCCGCAAGGCTAAGAGCAGGATTGACCGCCGCACCGTTTGCAGGCGAAGCCGTCACCGTCTGATACTGCGTAGGCTGTCCGCCAGACGGCGGCACGATCGCAGGATAGATCGGAATGCTCGTTGCGCCTGCAGCAACATCATCCGTCACGACAAACTGCCGCAGGCTTCCGGTATCTGCACGCGTCAGACGGTTCACCGCGTTCACGCCAGCAATGGTGATAATATCACCCTTGGAAAGCGAACCCGCCAGTGCATTCACCGTCAGGGTCAGCCCCGTCTGCCCCGCACCATTCACAGTCGCAGACGACTGCGCCAGGGTCCCATTCGTGTGCGAGAGCACCGTCTGGTCCTGCATCCAGTCAAATCCAAGCGCCTCATCAATCATCCCAGTCATATACTGGGTGCTGATCTTCCGGCTCGGATTAAACAGACCCGCCAGGCTATTCACCACGCGCGCACGAGTCACGGGGGAATTCACAACCTTGCGGTCGCCCATGGGGGCAGAGTTCATGTCCAGCAGCGCGCCAGCGTCAAGGTAAGTCTGGCTGGTGGGGGTCAGGATATTGCTGCTGCCATCCTGATTCGCCACCATGTTGCAGATACCGTCCTCAACGCCGCCCATGATATCCTGGGCAACATCCGCCGCCAGATACGCGATCATAGGCTTGAGAATGCGCTGCGAGTAGTCATCCAACGACATGGTGCGATCCTTGGACGAAAAGCTCACATCCACACCCTTCTGGGTCGAAACCGTCAGGGTGGTGCTGACTTCCGCGGTGTCCTGCGGGCTTGCAGCAGCGCCAGTGCGCACAGTGTACTGGTTCGGCAGACGAATCCGCAGCGTCTCACCAATCTTCGCCCCGGTCTGCGCAAACTGATCGTCGTACTGACGATTGATGCTCATCAGGAACGCGTTGGTGTTATCCCACAGGCGCGTCGCCTCTCGCAGGATCATGTTAATCGTAAGCAGGGTATTAGCCATTGTGAACTCCTGGGACTGTGCCCAATAAATGTTGCTCCTTCACTCGCAGGTGCCAGGGGCCTGAAATACTGGCTAGCAGGGAATAGGGTCCCAGTCCCAGAGCGCCGGGCATTGCCCTAACGCTTATTCTTTGCCGCAAGTTGCTCCTCTCGCCACCGCCGCCACTCCGCCGGAGACATTTTGTCCGGGTCCTTTGTGGGGGTAGCATGGCCACTCACAGGCGTAATCGGGGGCGGCGCGGCAGAAACCTTTCGCGCAACAGCAGTCTTTTTCTCCGCAAAACGTGCAAGCGCAACGGCCATCTTCACAGGCGAAAGCTGCGCAATGCGCTCCGCCTCGTCCATGTCACCCATGAGGTTGTAGAGGACCTCATGCGGGTTGCCAAGCTCTGCTGCGGCTTCAACCAAGGGGCGAGAGAGGATCTCCGCGCTTCGCGCAAGAGTCAGACGTTCGCTGAAATCAGGAAATTGCTCTATGCCTTTATGATAAATGTTATTGCATGCCTCGTTGAATGCACGTACGTCTGCGATTTCCGCTGCCCGCGCATTTACTACCTGCACAAGATCGCCTTCTGCCGGCGCCGCCTGCGTGTCCTCGCCAAAAATCTTCTGCGCTTCCTCCGGGTTCGCCGCAGTCGCAAGCTTCTTCAGCAGCGCCTCCGCTTTGGCCGCACGATCAGCCTCCAGCGCTGCACGCCGTTCAGCCTCGCCCCGCTGACGCGCAAGCACATCCAAGCGCTTTTGCATCCAGGCAGGAGTCTTAGGTTCTGCCCTTGGCGCAGATTCCTGCTCCTGCGCAACAGGCTCTTGCGCAGCTTCCTGCGGTGCTTCCTGAAGGTTTTCTGCAATATCCGCAGGATCCAACTCAACTACCGTCGTGGTTCCACTCATATTTCACTCGCCGAGCCCCGCAGGGCCGTAATTGTTTGGGCGGTTCGGAGCCTACTTCCCACCCTTTCCGGCCGCCCGCGCGTTAGGGTGTTATCAAGCACAATGGCCTTGTGGATTTGCTCTTTCAACTCCTCTGGATAGTTGCCAGCAAGCATATCCACTAGTGTGGACCGAGCATCCTCAATCAGCCCAGGCCAAGTTTTTTCCACAAAGAGTTCCTCCGAGGGAACTTCTCGGAAGAACTCATTGCTTCGCGTCGCAAGGCGCTCATAGAGGTGCCTTGCGAGAGACTTCGCGGTGTCCGCAATGAGTTGGTGGCAGAAAGTGCCCTCAGGAACGCGAGGAATTACGGTGTCCACGGAATCACATCTCCAAGAAGTTGGTTTTGCATTGGGAGAGAAAAGTCCTCCCAAAAGGGGCGAGTTACTCGCTCACGTTGCGAAAGCCCCAGGCGATTGGCAATGGCTTCCGCCATTTGCTCACCATGAAGCGAACGGTATTGGTTATACGCGGTATCGTCAATCTCACGCAACTTAGACCGAAGCAAAGCTGCCTCTCTTGCACTTTCATAAACATCAGGGAACAGCCGCGCATAATCATCAAGAATTTGACGAGTCTTTTTAGATACACTTTTTTCGTCAATAAGATATTTCAATGTATCCGCATGTTCTTGTGGAATTTTATAATGCTTAACATAGCGCGAAAATACATCTTCCCAACTAGCTCTATCACGCTGCAACTCTCCATAATTTTTTGGCTTGAATTGCCCAGGATTCCCTCCCATGGGCATTTCTTCAAAATGCTGCACTGCATGCCCAAGTTCGTGAGCAAAAGTCTGTGGCACACGAGAGGCCTCGCCAGACGCCATAAAAACTTTCTTACTTGTTGGATCATACGCCCCACGGAGACTTCCAGTAAAATCCATAGGAACATCAATGAGCAAATTCTGCAAATGCGGATATTGCGCAAAAAGTTCTGGATGCTCCGCAATATCTCCAACACGAGTTCCTGTCGGAAAATGTGGATACAGCATTGGCGGGCCAGTATCTACACTCTGCCAGCCCTTTGGCGCATTTGGATAAACTGTAGGCTTTGGCCAACTCGCAGGACGTTCAGTGTAAAACCCCGCAGGTGCGCTTTTGTCGCTAAATTCTGGCCGTGTCCCCTCCATTACGTGCAGGCGCATCTTATCATCAGGAATTTCATATACCCAATTCCCGGCCTTGTCGCGCATGAGGCCATATCCGCGCCAAATGGTCTCCGGGCGTGCGCCAGAACGCTCAAGCTTCTCAGCAAAACGCAATGCTGCGAGAGGCGGCTTCGCAGCATTCATTCCACCAATACCACCGACAAATCCCAACAGCGTCTCCGCATTACGCTTGCCGCGAGCAAAGCGCTCACGCTTTTGCGCTTCGGCCATGGGCACAAAATCACGCGGCCCGGTCCAATATGCAGTGCCATTTTCACTCTTCGGGCCGAGTAACTCATCCGGCGTTGCGCCCTGGCCAGTAAAACGCGCTTTCGCGCGGGAATACCAGCCTTCTTCAGGAAATAGGAGATTTTGGAGGTCCATCTTAAGGTTTCTTTCGAGAATTTACCCAATCATCCATTGTATAAGATGGTTTTATGGCTTCCCCGGGATTTGTGAACAACAAATTATTTATGTTAAGTAATCTTTGCTGCGCACCCTGCTCGTCACCATAATTTTGTCGCCAAATAGCGTCACGAAGTGTGCGCGAATAGGCTTCATTTTCTTGCTGCAAAAAATCATCTACAAATGTTTGGTTAGAAAAATCTTGTGCAAATTGTGCATCTTCCTTATCCATTTGTGCAATTAAATTTTTTATCTCTTCAGAACTTTTTGCAATATGTTTTCTATCGCGTCCATGCTCACTAAAATTATCATAATTTTGCAGCAATAAATTTGCAGCCAAAGGACTTGTATCTGTTCTGTCCGGGCGAAAAATCTGCGCTGGATACTCTGGAGCATACGCATGGTAGAGCTTGCCCATAAAGCGCAGGGCATCCATTGTTTGCTCAAATTCTGAGCGTCCGGTTTTCTCACGAGGATACATCCTTACCTCCCGTAAACGTTCTTATTCCCGCTTAAATACGGCCCAAGCAGGTTATTCGCCAAAGTCATATCCTGATTAATGAGCGCCCCGTAGTAACGCCCAAGATCTGGTGCAGAGTCAGGCACATTTGGCGCTTGCGGAGCAACCAGCGGATTCACATTATTCGGCACCACCGGAGTCGCCATTTGTTGTGAACCATTCCCATACGGATTGAGTCCAGCATCACGCAGAAGCCACGAAGGCATAGTGCTGTCAAGAACACCCCCATTCGCACCAGAGCCCTGGGCGGAATTTACATTACCGAAGTGACTGTCCGCCACCGGCGCCGGGCCAACGCCGGAAGAGAAAAACCCCTTGATTGCGTCCCAAAACCCAGGGCTTTGCGCTGGTGCCTGGGGACCGGAAGCCCCGCCGCCAGTCCCAGCATCCGTATAACCCCCCGCAAAGCCCTCCTGCCCCATGGCACCGGGGGCGCCAGGCTCACCCCCAACATCCATCCCCCCTCCAAAGGAATCGTAAAACTCTGGCAGACCAGTCTTTGGGTTAGTGGAATTTTTCTCATGCCCCGCGGTGTAGCGATCCACATCAAAGTGCTGCGCAAGGAACTCGCGCAGTTCTGGCGTGACTTTCCCCTTGGGAATGACCACATCACCTGGAGTGAGGTGTCCAAGCAGGCGATCGCCTTTTCGCCCGGCCTGCTCTGCCCGCTCAATGGGATCAGTCTTACTCGCGTGGGTCATTCTGGTCTCCCATGAGTTGGTTCACCACCCCGGCGCTAACGGGACCGAGTGTGCCGTAGCGCCGGAGAATGTCAATGAGATTATCATCAAACACAACGTAATTGCGGGACCCGTGGCCAGCAAGCACCCAGTTACGCCAATCGCTCATTTCAAATCATACTCCGGCAAAAATACATTATGATTCCAGTCGAAACGTCCACTCTGAATCATCTTTTGCAATTTTTCCAAATTATTTACAGTCAAATCAAAACGCTCATTTCCGAGAGAAACTGCTGCATCTCTTGCAAGTCTTTGGGGATAATTATATATCGGAAGTCTTGCATGTGCAGCACTATATTCACGTAAAATTGGCACTACATCTTCTCGTGTAACTTTATTCGCGCGAAGATTTTCTAAATATTCTCGTTCAAAACCATACGGACTTTTCAATACATTAAGCAAAGAATTCACTTTTGGTGCTACATACTCAGCACCAAATGCACCTCCATGCTGTGCCATACGGTGTGTGAGATCGCCAGTATGCTCCAACGACCACGGCATGACACCGCCACCCATTTGGCGTTGTGCCTTCAACATTAACTCTTCTGGTAAACCTCGTTGACTTTCGGCAAGACCCGAAAAAGCATTTCTTGCCTCAAGAGATAACTCAGGACGTTTTGCGCGAATGCGTTGCGGCACAGTTCGCCCACTTCCGCCCAAAAGTAAATTTCTTGGAGAAGTAGTGGTTACTGCTAAATAAGGATCAATCAAATCCAGCACAGGTTCCAGCGGACGTAGCCGCTGCACCGGCATTGGATAAACACGAGGCTCGCTCATTGCTTCCCTCCAAGCAGTGCATTTCCCGGCATCTTAAACATCTCCGCAATTTGCGGATCCATCTGTCCTGGCATGGAGGCGCTCTGCGCAACCTGCGCCGTCGGCCCCTGCACAGTGGGAGGCAATGCCGTTTGCTTTGCCTGACTCACCGCCATCTGCTGCATGGCAGTATCCACGGAGTCATTCACAAGATCCTGCAACGCCCCCACAAGTACATCCTGCGGGATTTGGATGAGTTCACTCAGCGTCTTGAGCCTTTCCGTCTGCCCCTTATACGCATTCACCAAGTTAGCCTCATCCCGCCCACGCGAGGCAATACGGAGTGTGGCATTCTCCTCCGTAAGCTGTGCCACAATACCTTGCACTTGTTGAAGCTGCTGCTGAAGAGCGGCCTCTTGCGGGCTTGGCCCAGTGCCGAGGGCTTCTTTGGGAACAAGCCTTCGCATACGTTCCGCAGCTTCTTCGCTATGCGGGAAGTCCCCCGCGAGCATCAGCAGGTCCCCAATAATGCCTGTCAGCTGTGGAGCCTGCGTCAGGATGTTGTTGAATGCATTCCAGGCTTCTTCTCGCTTGGTGGCATACCCAGGCCCAACATCAGCATAAACACTGTACTTCCCAATCTTGGGATTAAGCACAAGCTCCATGCCACTTGCAGTGCGCACCTCCTGCGCCGCCTTTGGCGCGCTCGGATCCACCGTGACCGCATACTCCACCTTGTTCTCGCCCATGAGTTGCAGCACACGTTTAGTGTCATAGATACTTGGGGACAAATCCTGAATGATAATCCCTGTATAGCGAATGGCCCTGGCTACTCCGTTAATGTAATGATAGGTCGCCCGGTCACCCTGCATTTGCCGCTGGCTGATGGCTTTGCCTGTGCGCTCGTTTCCAGGCTGCCCCATGGTGTTTTCATACTGCCCGGTCACCATCATCATTTCTTGCCTGGCCATCTGCGCGCCCTGCACATAGCCTTGCGCCTGTTGCGGCACCTGTGGGCGCTGCGGGGGCGGAATAGGCTGCCCATCCTCACTAAACGCATTAATCGGGAGATACGGCAGATTCTCCGAGTTCGCCTGTGCCCAATCGTCCTCGTAATTCTCAATCGCCTCTACACTGGCAATCCACGGGGTCTTGCTTTGCAGCGCGACAAACTCCACACTTGCAGAGTTCCAGTAGTTATACATACGCTGAGAGTCCAGCATAGCGCGCGTATGGCCCTTGCGGTCCATGATGCCATCAATTACAGTCTCTTCCGCAATCACCGGCACAATGGGGATGTATTTCCCGGCCCAGTCTTTTTCCTCAACAATATTATTTCCCGCAATGAGCATCCACTTGACTTGCGGGCGCTGCACTGGGCGGACCTTCACCGCGGCATCAGCCTTCACCACGCGCGCGGCCGGACGAGAGAGATCACTCTCATACATAGTGAAGGACTCACCACTTTCAGTATCCTCAATGAGGAGGAGCTTGTCCGCCTTGTACTCAATGTAGAAATATTCCGCCATGCGGATGTGGTCTTTCAGAACCCAGTTATATTCCTCATCCAAATACGTCGCATCGAGAGAAATATCTTTCCACCTGGGATAATCCCGATTCCAGACCTCCTGCGGAATATCCGAGAACACAAAAGCGAACTTCATGTCGCTCTTATCTGGTGCCTGCGCGTCCGGGTCAGTATAAACAGTCCGAGGATCTCGTATTCCCTGAATACGAATTACCTGATTGAAAGTATCTTCACTCTCGTATTCCGTCACAATGCGCCAGTAGGCCCATCCGCCCTCCACAAGCTGTCGCGAAGCGTTGTCCAAGATGGCGGGGAAATTGCTCTCATACTCAATGTTCCTCGCAATGTCGTTCCAAATATCTGCCGCTGCCTTATCCGCACCATCCCCCACCGCGCGATACTTAATGCCCGGCTTGTTCTGCAACATGTCATTCACGATATTCAAATTGTGCTGCCGCACAATATTCGTCGTGAGACATGGGCGGTCAACCAGCTTCCTATCAGCGATGATGTTTTCCGGCCACTGATACATATTATACGCATCGCCATTTGCGAAGCGCACATCATTGTCCATGTTGCTCCGTGCCTGCTGTTCCCACTCTTGGCAACGCTTGAAGAGCTTCTTCACGTCCCGCAGGCGATCATCATCTCGGCTCATCGCATCCATCCAGTATTAGCGTTGCGGAACGCAGCAGGCATTAAACGCGCGGCAACATGCGCAGTGCTTCGTGCAAGGCGTTCTGTGCGCTCACGAGTGCGCCCTTCTGGGACATTGGCCTTAAGCGCAAGCGCAAAGGTCCTAAACGCATCTGCGCCGTGAGACGCCTCATCATGCACAGGAGTCAAAGAATACTCCTTATCCTCCGGATCTACATCAAAACGATATTCTTCCAGTCGCTTCAGTCCAGCAGAACAATTCTTTTCGTCAAACCAGACAGATGGAAAGATGCTTCTCACCGCGGAGATGCCCGTGATAATGGGCTGACGTTTCACGATCTTAACCTTGAAGCCGTGGGCAGAAAGCTGCTCCTTGATGGAGTGCTTTGCCCCCAACACCTTCGTATCGCCATCGTGCGGGAGCGCCACAAAATCATACATGTAGGGACGCTTTTGCAAAACTTCAATATAATGCGCGAAGTCTTTTCCCCGCATTTCGTAATAGTCCACTGCCCGCCATTGCA